CTTTTCAAATTCTTTATATTCCATTTTTAATTATTTTTTTTAACTTATCTACATAATTAGGATCTTCTGCATAATTTCTAGATAAATAATTAAAATAATCTTCTTTAGATCTATAGTTAGCATATCTACTTTGCCATAATGCATAATCTATTACACACATTTGCCAACCTTCTAGTGTAGTTTTTTCAAAGTAAGAATAATTTGATTTATTCTTTACAGATACTTTAGCTCTAGAACTAGGAACTTTCATTCCGAATAAATTGCTATTGGTTTTAACTAAACTACTAGTAAGGTTTCCGGACTCCAACATTGCTTGTGCATACACAATGTCAGGATGCTGCAAATTAAGCGTTTTAATGAATGATCTTAAGTTTTCTGGAGTAAGATCTGTTTGATCTTGTAAAGTGCTGTCTAATACAACTTCTTTTTTGTAAACTTTTAGATTTACTACAAAAGGTTTTTTATAATTACTTATAAAACCTAACATAAAGATTAATAATGAAAAACTAATTAAGTGCAGGATACTAAGTTTATACCTAGTTCCTGAGTTAAAGTTATAATAGTAAAACATAATGTTGGTTTTTATGTAAATCTATTCTATACTCAAAGGAATATCAAAATTTACTGATTCATATTTTTTTTGTTCTAGATAATGTTCTTCTGGAACAAATCTTTCTGCTGAAAAAAACTCATAAGGAAAATGTTCTTCTGTAAGTTTTATTTCTTCTAATTCAAAAGCTAATCTATTACCAATAGCTAGAGTAACTGCTCTTTTTACTGTATAAAAATTACCTTTTCTAACCCAATTATCTACAGGTATTCTATCTGGTCTACCTTCTGAATTTACACACACTACACGCATACTTTTTCTTTTTCTACAATTAAACCTAATTCTTTAAGCACATTTTCTTTTTCAAGTATTGTATCTAAATCACCACTAAATACATCACATTGACCATTATTATGTGTTATTATAGCACATTGCTCAGCTTGTAGTAGTTCATGATGACATACTTTGATAAGAACAGCCATGACATAATCATAACTGTTCTTACTATCATTTTTTAAAATTAATTGGTATTTACAGTCCATACTATTAATATAACTGAATATTAAAATCTTTCCAAGTTATTTTTTCTTCATCAAATCCAGCAAGTGCAGATTTAACCCAATCTTCATCTACAGTACCTTTAAAACAAAGAATGTGAATAACAGCTTTATCATCAGGTGAGAGACGAACCATGCGTCCCAGCCTTTGCGAACTTTTTCTTTCATTACCGTAAGCATGCATTATTATACATTGTTTTAGATTAGGTATATTTACACCTTCACTTAACTGCATAACAGAACTCAACACCTTAATTTCCCCAGTTTTAAACTTATTTAAGTTATTTTCAGACTCAGAATTATTACTGTGATAACTAAACTTTGAAAGTTTATCAGCTTGCTCTTGAGTATTTGCAAACACAATAAGTTTTTCTCCGGATTTACTAATATGCTCAATAAGTTTTTTAGCATACAACTCTTTACTAGGGTAAGTCATTAATGCTTTCATTCTCATAATAGTATTCATTTGTCTTTCTTTAGGGTAACCAGAAGAAAGTAATCTATTAGTCCAATAAGCATAATTATCTTTTTCCGTAGTATAAAAACTAGGTTTATTCTTAAGTTTTACTTCTACATTCTGAACTTTAGCTAATTGCAACTCATGAACATATATATGATAATCATTAAGAATATTATCTTCTACAGCATCATCTACAAGATATGTATACACTACAGGAAAATAGTTCTGAACTATTTTATACTTGTCTGTATATTCATTTACTGGTGGTGTACCAGTTAAACCTAAAATAATTCCGGCATAACTGTTTAAAAACAACAAATGAGAATCTTTAATACTGTGACATTCATCAAATATTACAAGATCATATTCTGTAGGATCATGTTTATTTAAACTTAAATAAGTACTAAATGTAATGTTATCCAATAAATGATCAAATTTCCATTGTTTTATTTCTTTAGTCCACTCTGCAAATAACACCTTTTTCGGTGCAACAATGAGAATTTTAAGGGGAAAAAGATTTGTCTTTGATTTAACCTGGTAATGATGTTCTAAAAACAACAGTCCTGTTCTTGTTTTACCTACACCTGTACCAAGTGCTGCGGTACAACGATTGTAAGGAATTATAGTTTTTAAACAATCTTCTTGTACTTCATCTTTAGTCATTACTTTTATTTTTTGACAATTCACATAACCATTTTTGTCCTTGAGAAATCATTAAATCTTTTCTGGTTTGACAAAGTTTATCAGTTAACATTTGATTTTTATTAAATTCTTGATTTATATGTTTTTCAAGATTTTTAACTTTATCCAAAAGTTTACTTTTTTGATGTTCTTGATAAGCTATTATTACCACTAAAGATAATAATATTACACTTAAAATAATTTCACTTATTATCATAACTCTTGTTTTATTGAATTTAACTCAGTTTGTATATTTTTAATTCTTTCTTCAAGCAAATTTACTTTATTTTGAAGATGTAATTGAGTTTTAGAAAAATTGTCTCCCATTATTTCTTTAATGAGTATTTTATCTTTTTCTAATAATTGTTCATTCTCAATGAGAATTTTATCTAAAAACGGTTGATAATAAAAATCTTTCCCGTTTATTACAGATTTTATAGAATGTATTACTGTTGCGTGATTTCTATTAAAATACTTTCCTGTTTGTTCTAATGTTTCTCCAGACAACCATATCCATAAAGAACCAAGATGTCTGTAAAAAATCAATGGTTCTTGTTTTTGAATGCTCTTTAAAGAACCTAAAGTATAAGGACAAACATTAAAAAATGCTTCAAAATAAACTTTAGTAACATTCAACAAGTTTTTTACTTCATCTCTTTCCATAGTTTTTAGTTTAATAAACCTATAGTGTAGCACTATACTACACTATAGGTAAAATTAATATTTATTTAATTAGGTAACTTAAAAATGTTTTTTCTTATATAAGCTCCGCTTTCATCACCAACAGCTATTAATTTTACAGTTTTTAAATGTTTATCAATTAAATTCATTGTTTTGTCATGATCGTATTTACTACCATAAGCTTGTAAAAAAGCATATAAAAATTGAAATTTAATAGGTCTGTCTACCCTTCCTATTTTTAAGAAAATGTCATTAAATGCTTTGCACATGTTTTCTGCTTCCGGATTAGTTACCTGAAATTGCCCAGTTTTAATTTTTCCTGTAGAACTAAGTATACCTGCACTATTAATTCCAATAGCTGCTAACATGCTTATTTCAATATCATACATGTTCTTCCATTTAAAAAGTTTCATGTAATCAGGTTTAATCATTTTCCAAGCATTAATATAATTCATTAAATCCCAAGATTTACTTGAATTATTTAGATATGCCATTTTATCAACTAAATCTTCTTCGGAATTTACTTCTATCTCAATGTATGGTATTTCTTTTCCTTCTCTTTCTAAAGCTGTAGCCAAATGTTGACCATCAATAATATACGTTCTTTCTTCACCGTCAATAATTTTTGTAACACAAACAATAACAGGTCTTATTACACCCATCTTGCGAATACTTGTAATCATTTTTTGCACATGCTTACTATCAATACCTCTATTCATAGGTAAAATAGAAAACTTTGAATAATTTTTTGTTGTTTTTAATTTCAGTTCTTTTCCAATCATATTCATAATCATAAATTTTAGTTTTAAATTGTTTAATAAATTATTTTAAATATCCTAACTCTCTAGCTTCTAAAGGATTAAGATGAATTCTGCTATGACAAGTTCTGCAAACAGCCATATATGTACTCACATCTAAATAAGTAGTAGATCTTTCTTCTCCTCCTTTGACATGATGGACATCAGTAGCAAAATTAGTGCATCCAGGAAACCTGACTTGACATAAATTATTTTTATTTAAAAACTCTAATCTAAGTTTTAAATACTCTATATCTTGTTTAGCTCTTTTTTTGGAAACACGAGGGATCTCTTTTCTTACAGTTGGTTTTGAAATATTTTTGCTTTTGTGAGTACTCCAGCATTTTTTGCAGATAGGATTTCCCTCATGTCTTTTCCAAATAAACTGCTCAGTCTGACAACTAAAACAGATTTTCTTTTTTTGTATCATTTAAAATATGTATCTAATGGTACACCAATCTATTATTTCTTTATGTAACTGTTTAAACTGTTCAATATACTCAGACTTTAATCCTGCTTTATACCTAATGTTCTCTCCGCCATATTGTGAAATTTTAGATTCTTGTAATTCTGGTTTCCAGATTAATTCTTCTCCTGGAAGATTATTAAGTAAATTATGCTCATGTTT